GTACCATCCAGAAGCGTTTAAGCGTATATCTGCATTACCTCCAGCACAAAGAGAGAAGGCGAGCGCAGACTATGTGCTTGAATATACTGCTCCAATTGCAAATCTTGTACCAGAACCATTGAAAGCTCAGGCGGTTGACTTGGGATTTAATCGCGGCCCTGGCGGATACACGACATTAGTGCAACAGGGGTTAAATACGTTGGGCATTCCAGTAAAGGTTGACGGAGCGTTTGGCAGAAAAACATTGGATGCAATGAATCAAGTAGATCCAGAGCAGTTAATTAACGCTACTGAGGATGCTTACCTACGGAAAGAACGCGCAATGGCGGAGGCCGATCCGAATAGAGCGAAACTATATCAAGGCATAGTGAATCGCTCAAACAAAAGAAGGCAATCTGCAACAATGTATGCCAAGGCCAACTTGCCATACACTGGACCACTCGAACCAGAGGTTAAGCCTCCACCCAAAGAAAATGTGGATGAGTCTTCTCCAAGATACGCAATGGCAAACTTACCTTACATTGGCCCACTAGAGCCAGAAGTTAAGCCTCCGCGCAAAGAGGAGGAGATTGAGGACTACTCGCCAAGACCACTAGGACTTGGGCTTAGTTAGTCAACAATCTTGGGCTTACTGGTAATCCAAGAGCCTTTCTCCCCGTCAAAATAAGAATTTCCATTCTTCCAAGAGGAGGAGCTTCCATAAAAAAAGCTACCAGATTTAACGACTAGCTTGCCATTCCCAAATACTTGTTTCCCATTCGCACCATAATAACCACCAGATGTCGCAAAACCCCTGCCATTGGAATAAATGAATTTACCATCTGATGTTACTGCGGTGTTTCTACCAGTAATAATTGCTGACTTGCCCAATACACCTCCAGCAAAATCACCAATACTTACTTCATCTTCATCATCCGCCATCACCGATGCCATCAGCATCGCCATCAGTGTTATAGTTGTTATTGCTTTCATAGGAAAAAGTCTCTAGCACAAACCGAAGTCCGTCAAGCATGAAATTAACATCACGCCAAATTGGTGCAGTTGGGGTGGCTCGCGTTACTGGCGCGCTGTTGCGGTGCGGGTACTCGGTGTTGCTGCCTTACGAGGACTATGCGGGCTACGATGTGGTGGCCGAGAAGAATAATAAGTTCTTCCGCATCCAAGTTAAGACCGCGCAAACTGTAGAGGCAGGACGCACCAAGTATCGCTTCAGCACTAGCAGCGGGAATGGATACAACATCCCCAAGCGTGCTATCAGTGGCGTGGATTATGTGGCCTGCTGGGGGATGAACGATGATTTATTCTGGCTGTTGCCAATTGCCAAGTGCAGATCGGTGACAACTAAGCTTTGCCCATCGACAGGGCAGAGTTGGCGTGTATTCCAGAACCTATGAACGACAAAGAAGCGTGGGATCAGTTTGAGGATGGATTGCAGGATGCAAAGTCCTACGATGAGGCTGTGGCGTGGATTAAGGCAAACCAAGAGATTGTTGAGAAGCTGACCATAAAAGCAATGATTAACAAATTTAATAGGGACATTAGCCACGCTAATAAGACTTGGCGTAATTAAATATACGCTCGACCTTGCGGTGGGTGGTTGGCTAGACACAACCCATGGGCAAGATCAACAGCAGGGCTAAGGGTGCAGCGGGCGAGAGAGAGTTAGCCAATTATCTGCGCGAACAGGGCTGGCAGAAGGCCCGCAGATCGCAACAATATGCTGGGAATCCTCTTGGCGGTAGCGGGGATGTAGTCTGCGAGAATTTTCCATTTCATATCGAAGGCAAGCGTTGCCAAGCACTAAAACCCGAAGAGTGGATGGAGCAATCCAAGCGGGATTGTCCAGCGGGCAAGATCCCAGCAGTATTCTTCCGCCGTAATGGACGCAAAGAATGGCTTGTTATACTGACCGCCGACAGCGTATGCGAATTAGCTCGACAGATTGCACCCGCCAATGTGACTATCGAGTATGCAAAGACCGCGACCATTGCGCAGGGCTTCTACGTTAAGTCACCAGCTTTTGACGAACTTACCCCAACAACAATAAACCCAAATAAATAAATAAAGGAGAAATAACATGGCACTAACAATAAGCGAGTCAGCAAAACAAGAGCGCAAACTACCAGAAGCGGGAGCTACTGTAGGCGTTCTCTACAGCCTAGTCGATCTAGGCCACCAGAAAACCAATTGGGACAACCAAGAGAAGTGGTCACCTAAAGTCCGCTTGACCTTTGAGTTGCCCGATCAGTTAGACGAGTTCGAGGTAGAGGAGAAGGGCAAGGTAACCAAGGTCAGCAAGCCTATGGTTGTATCAATCGAGCAGACCCGCAGTCTTGGCGAGAAAGCCAGCCTGCGGAAACTGCTTGAGCAGTGGAGAGGCCAGACCTTTACCTCCAAGGAACTACAAGCGTTCAGCTTGAAGAACCTTCTTGGCAAGCCAGCCATGCTCACGCTCATCCACAAGACTAGCCAGCAGGGTCGGCAGTATTGCGCCATTGCGGGTGCATCCAAGCTGCCCAAGGGCATGAAAGCACCAGCTACCACCACCAACGATCAGTTGTACTACGAAATCGAGCAGGGTGAGGCTGGGCAGTTCAACGATATGCCCGATTGGTTGCAGGAGAAGATTCGTGCTTCCAAAGAGTTTGCGACCGCTGCGGGCAAGTCTACGGCCATCAAGGTCGAGGTTGACGCAGACGGCAACGCAATGCCGTTCTAATTGTAATGGCTCTTACAATCACAGCGAAAGAGCCTACCAATTCCCGTCTGGTCGCTACTGACCAGGCGGGTCATTGGTACACAGCCGAGGGTGAATCCGCCCACGTTGTGATTGGCAAGAACGGAAAAGAAAGAAACACAACCGTAGCCGATGCGCGCCAGATGGGATTGTACCCATCCGTAACCAGCGTGCTTGGTATTATGGATAAGCCGCAATTGACGGCGTGGAAGATAGAGCAGGCCATTATGTCCTCGCTCACACTACCGAAGGAGGCAGATGAAACGCTCGAAACCTACGCCCGCAGAGTCGTTAAGGACAGCAAAGAGTCCACAACCAAAGCAGCAGAGCATGGCACGAAAATGCACGAATGCATGGAGAACATCTTACTTGGAAGACCTGTATCCAGAGATGAAACACTTGCTCCGTATATCGAAACCTTTAAGAAGTGGGCCGATGCAAACATCGAGAAAACCTACTGGTGCGAAAAAGGTTTGGTCGGTGCTGGTTACGCTGGAAGATCCGATGCTTATGTAAGGCTGAAGGGTGTTGGTGACGCAATGATCGACTTGAAGAACCGCAAGGTAAACCCTAAGTACGATCCATTCTACGATACAGATTGCGCCCAGCTTTGGGCATACCGAGCCGCAAGCGAGAATCCTCAGTGCGCCTGCGTGTCGGTGGTCCTAGCATCAAACGATGCTACCAAGCTGACAACGAAGGTGTGGGACGAAGACGAACTCTACCAAGCTGGCATTGCCTTTTGCGCAATGCAGAAAGTGTGGGCTTGGGTTAAGGGCTACACGCCTCCTGGTATGAAGCTATGATCGCAGTAAAGCTAGAGCCATACGAGATGAATGTCGCAATAGCGGTTGGTGCCGCTAGGAACGCAAGCGCAATTTCAAAGGGATCTAAAAACGTATATGATGGAGATCCAGTTAGATATTGGGGTCAACATATTGATGGTGCTGGCGCGGAAATGGCATTTGCCAAGTTCATTGGATTGTATTGGGATGGTTCGGTTGACACGTATCGGAAGAACAGCGGTGATCTCCCGCACACTGGTATTGATGTTAAACATTCCAAGGATGGATTCTGGAAGGTGAAGGATCGGGATAAGGGTAATCTTGTTTTGGTTAGCGGGATAATGCCAAATTTTGTTATTGATTCATATTGTGATTCAGATGAAGTCAAGCAAGCGTCTCCTCAAATAGGCACTGGATTGTGGAATGTTGACGAATCAGTCAAGAGAAGGAATTTCGATGTATTGATGAATAAGATATGGCGTAAATCATTTAATACTCGAACATCAATTATGAATATAGGAGGAAGTTTATGATCGACCCTGCTGACGTACTGTGGCTAGAGGAGTTGCTGGACCAAGTTTATCGGAGTCTTGCCAAATGACTGCGCCGAGCATAGCCGAGATGGGTGATGCTGCTGGCGAGATCATCTGGCGGGTGATGGGCAAGGGATCAGACAAGTCCGCCTACGGGGATTGGCTGGAGAAAGATAGGCCGACTCACGATTACCATATCGCCAGAGCCGTGCGGCACCTAGCCACAGCGCAGATGCAATTACACAAATCCACGCCTTGTCCTGATAATAACGGAGAGACAAGTGTTGACCACTTGGAGCGTGCGCTGGTAAGAACATTATTCGTGTTAGCACAAATCAAAAAGGAAGTACCAAGATTATGATGTGGATTAAAAAAGAGTTTGATGATGACGGAAAGCCAGAGTGGGCGGTCTACATTGACGAGTCTGGCGAAGGCAGAGAAGAGGATTGGTCGCACTATGATACCTTTGATTCTAGGGACGAGGCGATCAAGGGGTGTAGGAGCGTCACCTGGGAAGACTACGATTGTAGCGACAAATGAAGCTTGCCCTGTCATGGCTGCTCTACTTTTTGGGTGACATAATAAGTCGTACGCTTTTGCGTACGGGTCTTGGATACGGACTATACAAGACGCTGATGCTTTGGTCGGTCGAACTGGATGACAAGTTTAATGTATGGAAAGAAGTTAAACCTAGCGGAAGGGGCAAAAAATGAAACAAGCAATGGTAACACAATCGTTTGGTGAGGACTGGCAAAAGATTCTGGATCTGACTAGGCCACGCATGGAGGCGTACTGCAAGCGTCACAACTGCGACTTCATTCTAATCGACAAACCTCTAACCCATCCGATGCAGTATTCTAAATCTGCCATTGGAAACATCATGGCCACTAAGGGCTATGACCAGGTGACATTCGTTGACGCTGATGTTTTAATTACAGCCGATTGCCCCAAGCTATCCGATGACGCTGGCGTGTTCTGCGCCTTTGATGAGGGGGCTTACCTAGACCGCAAGCCAGAGATGGTTAAGCTGGCTGGGGCTTTCGGTGGGATGATCGAGCCTAAGTTCTATGTCAACACTGGCGTGTTCGTAGTTCATACTAAGGCCGTGGGTATCTTGTCGATGCCCCCAATTGGCCTGCACCCTAATCACTTCGCCGAGCAGACATGGCTCAACGTCATGGCGCACTTGTGGAACATCCCGCTAACCGAGCTTGACCCGTCCTTTAATTGCATGACGAGTGTGGAGTCGCATTTTGGTTTGGATCGCTACAAGGACGCGATGATTATTCATTACGCAGGGCAGTCAAACGATCTGGTTAAGTTAGCTAACCAGATCAAAGAAGACGAGGCGAAGCTGGTGGGGTTGGGTAGGTGAGGTCCACGCACCTTTGTCGTGGTGATTATGACGAGAGGTTGCAGCAGTTGGCTGGAGAGGTTGCGCTGCAAGCCATCCGTGATCTGCGGATGCTACGCAAGCGAGGGATGGTTAAGGGCATGAAGATTATTAAGGATCACCAAGGCGTGCCACTCAACGATGCGCTGGAGTACAAGAACTCCCATGAGGTGCAGAAGCTACTGCGAGATTTTAAGAATGGGACGGTTGGCTGGTGGTGCAGAGCCAGCGGAGTAAGGATCGACAATCGGACGTTACTGCGCAAGCTACAGGAGAATGACTATGCTTTGCCTACTGGAGCTTAAGGACATCGTATGGGTAGTCGGTTGGTTTATTCTTTACAGTTGGCTGATTCTTTCGATAATCTACTGCGCTGGCTTTATCATCTTAAAGCTGATTGATTACATAAGAAAGGAACTGGATCTATGAGGAAAAGAAAAGGCAAGAGCATCAAACTGGTTAAGACCGAGGAGTACAAAGCAGTAAAAATCTTTGTCGATATAGACGATGATCTTTACGAGGCTCTAGCCGAAGCTGGCAAGCAACACATTCTCAAAGACAAGCTGGCTTGCTTTGAGTACGCATTAAACAAGGCATTGCTGGAGCTTTGCGAGGAAGTTAAATGAGCGAGTTTAAGCAGAAGGTTTTGACCGCAGCCGTAGACCGCTATGTGTTGACACCAACGCAGTGCATGATGCTACGCCAAGATGCAGAGGTGATCGGGATGAAGCGTGCGACTGTGATGAAGAAGGATGGCACGACTAGGAGATCGTTTGCGCGTAGCTGTTCATCCTGCTGGGTTCCGATGGCTCCGCACTACAAGTGGCTTTACTCAATCGTAAACGAATTGACTATGGCGGTAAACGCCGAGCATTACCGCTTTGACATTACGGGCGTGCAGCAGTTGCAGATTCTAAAGTACAATCCACTCCAGCAGTTCTGGTGGCACTACGATACCTACACCTCAGAAGCACCAGTTCGCAAGCTGACTGCGGTGGTCAATCTGTCCGATCCATCCGAGTACCTGGGCGGTGGGTTGCAAGTTAAGGCTGACTTGGTTGGCGGAAGGTTTATTCGGGATCAAGGGGCGGGTTGCTGGTTCCCCTCCTACATCGAACATCGTGCGCGTGCGCCTATATTTGGTACACGC